GGAACTGGCTCAGTATTGGCACAATGGTGGATCTCATCAATGGGCAACCGCTCGCCGCAATGCTCACAACTATTACGCATCGCTTCTTCTCTATCTTCAGTCGTAAACGTAGTCATCACAATCTCCTCAGTTAAATAGCGATATCGCTATATTGGAGATTCTTTCTGAAAAAAATAGAAAAGTAAAGGGGTTGTTGTTATTTTATTTCTACGTCTTCAATATCGGGTGGCTTGATATTGATGCCAATGACCGATGGCTTATCCGAATCCTCTGGGCTATCGAGCAATCCAGAGGCCTTGGCCAGCAACCTAAGGACTCCAACCTTGTCGTACAGTTCTAACTCTAGATTACCATCCTTATTAACCTTAATACTACGGATGGCTTGCAATGCGTGTTCAGGAATATCCTTACTAGCCTTAACCTTAATCTGACCAGCCTCATCCCACTCCATAATGTCTGTGATTTTCGTATTGGCCATACAGAGTAGGCTATAAGCCACCGCCTCCTTGTTTTCCATAATGGTAGCGGAGCGCTCTAACCTCTTCTGTATAGACCGAATCCCACCCCAATTCTGCATGGAGGGGATCTGTGTACTTAGATTTGACTTAACTCTTGGCATCAGAATGGAATATCGCTATCAGACTTGGGCATCTCATCGTTGCCGCGTGGAGTAAACCCCGCTTGCTTGGGCTTACCAATCTTCCCGGCTAAGTACTTCTTGCCTGTCTTTGTTTGTTTCTCATACGCATTGAACCAATACTCGATGCCATCAGCCAGCTTGATGGATCCTGTCCAATCCGCATCGGTTTCTCCACGCTTTCTGTCGTTAACAAATAGCGTAAAGCTGCCCTCTTTCATTTCATATTTCATTTTCTTCTCCTCTTTTATGGTTTAAATTTACTATCTTCTATTGCTTGGACAACATTCGCAGAATCGGATAACCGCTCTGACTCCACTATCATCGCATGAATAACTGCTTGTAGGGAGAAACCCTGTCTTAGTAAGCCAAGACTACAACTGTGCAGCTCTCGTTTCAACTTCTCTTGCTCTTCCATTTACTCGCTCCTTAAAAAAGTGGGGAAAAATTGTGAGTAACACCCCGCCCACAGTGGCAAGGGTGGGGGGAGGGATATGCCACTCGCTGGCAGACCGCCTCTGGCCAAGCGCAGAGGGCATCGTGCTTTCTGTACAGACACCCACCTCTGCCTGTGCCGTATGCATACCACCGATTGGGTACGTTACAAGCCACGTCCGTACTCGATGATAGAGTCTGGCCGCTCTGGTCTGGCTCTCAGCCACAGCTCCAGGTCATGCGCGAACTGCTCATTGGATAAACCTATCGATTCTGCAACCTCGATAGCCTTCAGGTCTAGTTCATTTATTGTTTTCTTGTCTTTATATATTTTTCCATATAAGAGACTAACTATCCCCAACTTGCTGTTATAAGCCAATATCTCTTCATCATTGGGTTTGTTTGCCTTCTTGCTATCCACATATTCCCCAAGTGTTTTCACAGCCTTAGCGCTCGTTTTAGACCCTTTCTTAGCCATTTCTCTCTCCTCTTTCAAAATCATGTATGGACTTCTTCCATCCTCAGTATTCAATGCCAACGCATCAGCCAATGAGATATCTTCGTTATAAACAATCCTCATGGTTGATGTGTGGCTCATTCGCGCGCCCTTGGTTAGCCGATCAACATAACCTTTGGTTCTTAACTTGGTCATTTGCGCGGTAATCGTTCTGCGACTAACTCCCAGATCCTTAGACAATCTCTCTTGTCCAACCCATGTAATCCCACTCCTGTTCGCATAGGCACATACCATACACAGCACTCTCAGCGCCCCAAGACTTAGGCTCTTATCCATCACAGCTCGCAATGGCACAATCGCTATCTGCCTTCGGTCTTGTGGCTTTGGCTTTAACCTAATCTTAGGTTTCTTTGGGATATCAAAATTCATTGAATAGAACCTCACCCGCTTATATAAGCGAGATATCTCTTTCGAGAGTGTTTATCGTTTATCGCCATGCTTAGGCTATTCGCCATCACAATGCTAGGCCCGATCTCTTCGATGGTCATCCCTTGTGATTCAGCTGCGTTTATCTTGGTCTGGCAACACTCCATTCCAAAGGGCTGGGTTATGGCCCCGAACTGTTGTTTTAGCAGATTAGCCATGAGTTTGTAAAGGATTATCTTTTAATTCAAATTCTCCGAGTTCTACTGTCCACCAGCTGCACTTGCATTCCTTGCAGACTCTGCGTCTTTTAATCCAGTTCTTGCTCTCATGTGGCCTTGTTTCAGCAACCCTAATCTCATGACTATCACAGCCATCATTCACACAAATCATTGCTCTTGCTTTCTCTTCCAGATATCTAACATGGCTGCGTACAACTTGTCATAGCCAGCTTGGCCACGCACAGTTGCCACCTCCTGTAAGTACAGTTGCCGAGTTCGCTTGGTTCTAAACTTTCGAAAGACCCATTTGGCCTCACAGTACACGCGATATTCGTCTGAATAGGATCCAACCGCTCGGCCATTCGGCAGATGAACCAACCTTGATGTTGGGTGAAGTTGACCACAAGCGAAACACGCGGGTCGTAATACATTTACTTGCTCTCCCTTTCCATCTTTCTGCGGTAACAGTCCTTGCACATCCACCGCCTGACCCTTCCTTTTGCGCTTGTCTTCCAATATCCACCCTCTATATGTACGCTGTATTGACAATTACTGCACCAGCGCTTGCCAGTAATACTGGACTCAGCCTGGACAGCCTTTGTGTATACGTCTTTATCATGGGTTCCCATTATTAATCCACAAACAATAGGCTTTGAGTAACAACTTTCCCACCAGAATCATACTTTTTAATATCACCCTTGGGATATGGTTCTTGCTTGTAATTTAATGCGCCAAGCAATATTTTTTTCTGTGTTTTGTTGCCATGAATAAAGACATATCTATGTTTAGCACTTCTGAACTGCCTTATAGATGGGTCTGTAGCGTGGCGAGAATGTTTTCCTTCACCAGCAGACATATCGGTTCTTTCCTTGGTTGTTCCTGTAAACATAAAGTTTGTGGCCTGATAGACATAGCCAACGTGGCCATGAGCTGTATCAGCGTAGGAAACAATCACCATTGGCTTTGGCAAAAGTTTTATTGAGTTGGCAACAAGAAAACTAGCCTCGTTTTTGGTATTGTTTTGCAAGCACAGTCTGTTCAATTCAATTACCAAAGACTTGTTTTCAACTCCACAAACACCTTCGCAAAGAGAGTTTGATGCCGGTATTCCATATGTAACGATCCCCATCAACTCGGCCTCAACGTATAAACCAAAAGCATAGCTAATTGATGGCAACCTTTTAGCATAATGTTTTTGCATTATCCAAGGAACCGCCTCTTCGGTTTTTATTGGTAATACTTTCATTTAATCTCTTCAATCATTACTTTGATAGAGCCGCCAGGCACAATCTGTGAGCCACGATAGATCGACAACTCATCAATCTGTGAATCATCATCAAACAGGCCAGCATCTTGCAAGCTGTCTAACACGCTCTTGATGCGGTTATCGATATCGAATACTCGCCTATCTCGTGGCCATACAACCATGCTGACAGACAGTCTTTTGCTGCCGAACTTGGGGAAGTCGTTACATGAAACGTACTCGGCCACAGCCTGTTTGTATTCGCGCCCGGTCTTACTCATGTAGGTGGCATGAGCGCCCCTACGATAGTAAGTATTGACCGATGGTGGGAACGGCAGCTCTAGGACAATCACGCAAGCATCTTGTTTAGACGTTGCGATAGATCCCCTTGTTTGCTCAAAGCAGAGCGCAGTTCGTCATTGATGATGACAGCTATAGGCTTATTGCGCTGCTGGGCAGTCTGTTCTAACAATGTTCTAACGTCTGGGCGCAAGCGCACCAGGAATGGCTTTAATTCAGTCATTGTTTGCCTTATTTAGTTGAGATATCTGATTGTAGACTAAATATAGCGTAATAAGATTAGGGTAAACACCTACTATTAAAACTAGATATAGTTTGGTATATTCATTCCTAGCGATATCGCTATTAACCACCGAGACACAGGAGTTAACTATGTTTGTAACCTACTACAGAGTATCAACACAGCGCCAAGGCCAATCAGGTCTTGGTTTAGAGGCCCAGCGATCTGCCGTACAGGCATACCTTGCTGGCAAAGAAATCATTGCAGAGTTTACTGAGGTTGAGTCTGGCCGTAAAACAGACCGCCCACAACTCGCAGCTGCACTCGCATTGGCTAAGAAACAGAAAGCCACGCTCGTTATCGCCAAGCTGGATCGTCTTGCTCGTAACGTGCATTTTATCTCTGGCTTGCTTGAGTCTAACGTGCAGTTCGTGGCCGCAGATATGCCAGAGGCAGACCGCACATTCCTACAGATGGCTGCTGTGTTTGCGGAGTGGGAGGCCAAGAAGATATCGGAACGTACCAAATCAGCTCTAGCAGCTGCCAAAGCTCGCGGTACTGTGTTGGGTTCGCCAACTCCTGAGATCGGCTCTAAAGCTGGTTTAAAGGCGATTAGCGACAGATGCGATGCGTATGTCAAAAAAGTCGCGCCCACCTTGCAAGACATTGTTAGCCGAGTAGGCACTAATTTGCGCACAGTTGCAGCCGAGTTGGAAGTTCGCGGTATCAAGACCGCTAAAGGTTTAGATGTATGGCATCCCGCCCAAGTAGGAAAACTATTGAGGAGAGTTCAGTATGCTTGATTTGATTAATACCATTCTGGCCTTGATGTATATCGTAGGCACGTTATTGATTATTGCTGGCCTGGTATTGGGTGTCTGTGTAGTTATGCAAAACACCCAGTTCTATACCCGGTGGCAACGTAAGCGCAGACAGCGCCTGGCTGAAAAATTTATGGAGAGTCTAAAAAAATGAAAGCATGGAACCAACACAATCAATCTTCCAAGGACTTGTATAAGCCTGAGGACACCGTATTTGACCGCGTTATCGCCACAGTCTCGGTCATTGCATTTGTCTTAATCGTGGCACTTTCATAAGGAGAGCTATGTCTAACATCAACGATATCAATAAGCACTATGTGCCATCGCAGAAGACAGATGTGATGGCCACATTCATTAAGCATGGATTCCAGCCCCCATCGGAGTGCAGCAAGCATCAAAAAAAATGGGAGGTATATCGCAACCTACTTTCGAGGAATGAAAAACGTGAGCAAAAATGATACGCAACTTCAAACAATACTTGGCCATCTCAAGCAGAAGAAAGCTCGTGGTATTACTTCTTGGGATGCTATTAGCACCTATGGGATTACTCGCTTGGCACACTACATACACCTACTTAGAGCAAGTGGTTATCGAATTGCTGACGAGTTCGAGCATGACAAAGACAATCGATCCCACAAGTGGAAACGCTACTGGCTTACTGGTTCACCAAAAGCTGTAGCGAAAACAAAATGATTGACTATTCGGAGTACCTATTAATCATCAACAGTCTGATGAGACAGATTCATTCGGCCACTATGGTAGGCAACTACCAAGAGGCCGCCATCAGATGCCAAGCGGTGGCTAGGTATGCACAATCTTTAGCAGCAATACTTGAAACAAAAATAGAAGAGGAGATTTAAATGGTAGGTAAGGTCACTCCCAACGATATGCTCTCCGCAAGCCGCCTCCCAGCGGTTTGTGGCATGAGCCAATATCGGTCACCCAATGATGAGCTGCTGGCAAGTATTGCGGCCATCAATGGTGAGGAATTAGAAAACATAACAAACGAGTCAATGGATTGGGGCAATCGCTTAGAGCCAACGATTCTGACTGAGGCGGCGCATCGGCTCGGCTGCCACCAGCTAGAGATTAACCATGAGAAACCCTACTTTCACGAGAAGTGGCCAATCTCATGCAGTCTTGATGGCACAGCCACAGGATCAATGGAAGAGGTCTTTACCGATCCTGAGCGTGGCATCTATGTGGTAGGTCAGTCTTCTATAAGACTTGAGGGTACAGGCATCCTAGAGGCCAAGCTAACCAAGATGGAACCGGAGGATGTCTTGCCTTTGTATCGCGGCCCCATTCAGCTGCAAGCGCAGATGGCAATCATGAAAGCGACTTGGGGTGCTATCGCTGTACTGTATCAAGGCACAGAGCTGCGGATCTTCTTGTTTGCACCACACCAAGAAACACTAGACCTCATTGAGACAACGTGCAAAGAGTTCCAGGACAAACTGGATCGCTATAAAAACACTGGTTACATTGACCACTATCCACCCATCAATCCAAAAGATGCGACAAGGACGTGGCCAACAAGCTCAGATAGTGAGCTAGTTAAGCTGGATGATTATGGTGTGGAGCTGACCAAATTAATTCTAGAAAACAAGCAAAAAATATCTAGGCTTGAAGAGGAAACGGCTAAAGCACAGACTGAGATTATGGGCATGATGCGAAACAGCACATACGCATTGGCTGGTGACTTTCAAATCACATGGCCGCAGCGTAACTACAAAGCCCAACCATCCAAGATTGTGCCAGCCAAAGAGGCTTACACAATTCGTCAATCAACATTAAACATTAAGGCACTCAAATGAAACTAAT